TTAAGAGAGAGACAAGAAACCGTAAATTTGATTTTGCGGTCTTTTTAATGTGAGGTAAAGATGAATTTACATAGAGAAACAAACGAGAACGAATATCAATTTCTGTGGCGATTAGGTCAGGCAAAAGACAGCGGAGAACTTGATTTAGATTGGTCAGATATTGCAAATATTATGAACGCTGAATGTAGAGAAAGTGAAACTGATTATAGAGCGGAGGCTGCATATCGCAAAATATATCAAGCTGCTAAGAAGTTCTTTGAATCAGGAGTATTTAATAAATATGATGATGGATCATATATTGACGAACTATATGAAGCTGCTCAAACTGTCAGAAAAGAAAAGCAGAAATTGTTTGATGAAAGAACAGCTATTAGAAAAATTGCAAGGGAATCTGCAAGAAATGAAAACGATTTAATCAATCTTGAAAATATGATTAAAGCTAATGGTAAAACTGTATTCCCTACTATTTCATATAACAAAACAATATCAGATAAAGATTTGATTGTATGTTTATCTGATTTCCATTTCGGTCTGGATGTTTCTAATAATTTTGGCGAATACAATGCGGAAGTCGCGGAACAGCGACTTCTTTTATATTTAGAGAAAATTTTGGAAATCAAAGAAATATACAAGGCTGAGAATGCTTACGTTTTACTCTTAGGAGATATTTTAAGTGGTCAAATTCATTTGACTGTTCAATTACAGAATCGTGAAAACGTAACAATGCAAGTGCAGAAAAGCGCAGAGTTATTATCAGCTTTTGTTTATGAATTAAGCAAACATTTTAATAGCGTGGTTATAGATAGTGTTCCAGGCAACCATTCAAGAACATCATTTAAAGATCAGGTGTTACGAGACAATAGACTCGATGATTTAATTCCTTGGTACATGAAAGCTAAATTATCACACTTGGATAATGTTAACTTCATAACTGAACAGAATTATGATGCGACTATTGGTTGTGTTGAAATCAGAGGAAAGAAATATTTAACGGTGCATGGCGATTTTGATTCATTCAATGAAAGCGGTTTGTCAAAACTTTTATTGTTACTTGATTTGAAACCGAGTGATGTTGAATCCATATTCTTTGGACATTTACATAGATGTGCTTACGAAGATATATCGAGTGTAAAGATTATTCGTAGCGGTAGTTTCTGTGGGTCGGCTGATGATTTTTCGGTTTCTAAAAGACTGAGCGGTAAGCCATCTCAGATGGTTTGTGTAGTAGGTTCTAAGGGAATCGAAGCCATGTGTCCGATTAGTTTGACATAGAAACGGAGAGAAGAAGAATGACAAAGAATGATATTATAAAAAATCTGTCTGCAAGGACTGGTCTTGACAGTAAGAAATGCGAAAGAGTTTTAGACGCTTTAGCAGATGAAATCAAAGCCAGTTTAGTTAAAGGAGATAAAGTGACTTTGAAAAACTTTATGACATTTGAAATTACACAAAGATCTGAACGGCAAGGTAGAAATCCGCAAACCGGAGAAACAGTATTCTACCCTTCCGTTAAATCTGTCAAGTGTAAAGTGTGTCAGGCTTTCAAAGACGCAATAAACGGAAAGTGAGAAAGTAGAAATATGAGATTTTCAGATTTAGCAGAAGATATTCATACATTGGCTATTAAATATAATCAAGAAGTAACGGCGGTTTTATTTTATGAAGAAGCTCGCAGATTGTTTCATAGGTTGTCAATGTATGAAGATTTAAGCATAGTTGGTTTTGAGCTAAATGAGCCAAGGCATAGTTTTTATGAACATGAATATTACATAGAGATAAATCCTTATGGCGATTTAGCAGTTGAACCAGCAAAGATAAACGGTGTTTATGTTGATCCTGAATGTGACATTATGTTTATAGATGGTAACGCTTCATGTGCTTTATTGCAATTTGCACCGATTGGTTGCGCTATTGAACTAAACATTGAAAATAATGAAAATGAGTATGTTTGCGATTGTGACGATTGCGATGATTCATTTAATACATTTGATGTTTCGATTGTAATAAAAGAAGCAGACAAAGACGAATTTATTTCAGATTACGAATACTATGATGAATTGTTTGACGCTATTTCATTAGCATTATGCTTATCCGATTATACTGTTGATGATAATGGCAAAGTCACTAAAGTTAAATTAGATGCAACACCTATCTTTGATTGTTTCAGATAAACCAAATAAATAGTTGATACCAAAATAAATAGTTGAAAGAGGTAGATTATGGCAAATAAAGGAAATTCGTCAGAACAACATTGTTGCAAATGCCATAAATCTTTTAACAAAACAAGTTTTTATAAAACTTATAGTACATTATATACCAATAATGGATATATGCCTGTTTGCAAAAGTTGTCTGCAAAAAATATATAAAGAACTCTTAGAGTTATACGACAATGACTCTAAGAAGGCTATGAAAAGACTATGTATGTCTTTTGATATTTATTATGATGATCGTTTATTTAAAGCAGCAGATTCACTCGATAGAGAGGTTACAATCGGCAATTACATTAAAAGCCTTAACATGGTGCAAAACAAGGATAAAACCATGACTGATTCTTTAGAAGAAGGTTTTACCCTTGGTGAATATGAGAAGTCATATAAATCAAAGAAAAAGAATAATGAATTTGATGATTATGATGATTTAGGAGATTCTGATGAAGTTAGACCAATCGACATTAAGCGTTGGGGTGATGGGTATAAAGCCAGTGATTATAAATTATTAAACGATCATTACAAATACTTAACCGAAGCTAACCCAAATTATAGCAGTAACCAAGAAATTTTTATTAAAGACTTATGCTATAACAATATGCTAAAACAAAATGCTCTTGTTGAGCGCGATATTGATAGTTTCAAAAAATTATCTGATACATATAGAAAGACATTCCAGGAGGCTGGACTTAAAACTGGTAACGAAACAGTTAATGCCGAAGAATTTTCAATGGCTGTTAATGTGAGAACTATTGAACAGTACACTCCGGCTGAATACTACAGAGATAAAAAGTTGTACAAAGACTTTGATGGTATTGGTAATTATTTTGAAAGGTTTGTATTGCGTCCACTTAGAAACTTACAACATGGAAGTTCAGATAGAGATTATGAGTATTATGTAAGTGAAGAAGGTGATTTTGATGGGCAGACGCAGGACTGATGGAGTATCAGGATATAATGCAGCAGCCGACAAAAGACAAACTCAATTACATACTCATTTTACAAATGATCCCTTTTTAAGCAATCCAACTACTGTGAATAATTTCATAGAGTGGATTACTTTTTTTAGGAGAAATTTACATAGATTTGCAACCGATTATCTTGGAATAAAATTACATTTATATCAAATAATAATATTGTATCTAATGGGTACAAAACATTTCACAACTATCGTAGCGTGTCGTGCTGCTGCGAAATCTTTTATTATCGCCTTATATTCTTGTTGTATATGTATTTTATATCCTAAATCTAAGGTTGTAATATCGTCAGGTTCAAAAGGTCAGAGTAAACTTATAGTTTCTGAAAAGATACAGAAAGAACTAATGGATATGTCTCCTATTTTAAGGAGAGAGATTAAGAAGATTCATGTTGGTCAAGATGAAACGGTTGTATTATTTCATAACAGTAGTTCTATAACCGTAGTATGCGCTCATGATAGATCGAGGGGTTGGCGTTCAACTGTTTTGATTAGAGAAGAGTTTCGTCAAATAAAGAAATTTATTGATGATAGTGTACTCTCCCCTTTTCAAGCTATTAGGCAAACCGGATATTTGCATGATAGTTTTTATGATAAGTATAAAGAACTTGAAGAAGAACCTATAAATATTTATATCAGTTCAAGTTGGTATGACGATGGAACAAATTGGATGTGGGATATTGTTGACCAAACTTATGACGATATGTTAAGCGATGGAGATTCTTGTTTGCTTGCTTTTGATGAATCAGTACCACTGAAACACAAAATTAAAACTCTCAAATATTTTCAAACTGAGAAAAAGAAACAAGACCCAATGACATGGCAACTTGAATTTATGAATACAAGGTTGAAAGAAAATCGTCAAGCATTCTTTACATATAAATTAATAAAAAAGAACCAAAAGTCAAAACAACCTTTCTATCCACGAACTTTAATAGATTTCAAGACAGGTAAGAAAAATCCTTATTCTATACCTAAACAACAAAACGAAATTAGAATTGTATCTTGCGACATGGCTTTTATAACTAATGAAGCAAACGACAATTCTATTTTTTCATGTATAAGATTATTACCTGAAAAGATAACGTATAAACGTGAATCAGGTGATTTAGATATAGACAATGGATATAGGAGAATTATTCCTTATCTTGAACATCATCAAGGTGGAGATACAACAAAGCAAGCTGTTCGTATAAGACAATTATATGAAGATTTTCATGCTGATTATATAGTTCTTGACCTACGCAATGCCGGAATAGCTATATATGACATGCTTGCAAAGGTTATGTATGACGAAGAACGCGGCGTAGAATACTCCCCTCTTTCTTGTATGAATGATGATAATTTAGCAAAGAGGATTCAGATTGAAGGTGCAGAGCCGTGTATATATGCGATTAATGCAAGTCAAAAGTTGAATAGTGAAATCGCTTTAGATTTCAGAAGAGTTTTAAGTGGTGAACGCATAGATTTGTTATGCACTCTCGAAACAGCTTTAGAAGATATACTTCCTAATATTCCTGAATACAATAATTCGTTGGATGGTGATACTCAATCATTTTATGAAACACCATTCCTTGAAACGCAAGCATTTATATCAGAAACTATGGAGTTGGTTTACGAGAAAAAAGAACAAACTGGTGCAATCGTTATACATGAACAAGGAAATAAGCGTAAGGATAGATACACTTCGATTTCTTATGGATCATATTTTGCGTCACAGTTAGAACAAGACTTGCTATCAAATAATGATGAATATGATTATGGTGTGTATATAAATTAAAGAAGGAGGACGAACTTTGAATAATCGCAAAGATAATCATAAACAAAAAAACTATCGTCCTCAGAAAAACAACACTTCTGAAAATAAGACGGTAACGAATGAATTTCATTCGTATAAAAATTCACAGAGTTATTCAATGGCTGTTTATGGCGTTGATATATACAAGGCATATACACCTGAGACATTGATGAATTTAGTTCGTCACCCAATAGAGTATAATGAACAACTCAGAGAGTTATCGTTATTGCTCTATGGCACAAACGGTACATTTACTCATACTGTAGATTATATGGTGGCTATGCCAACTTTAGATAAAGTTATTGTTCCTCATGGAAAAAATAAAAATAAGAAAAAAAAGAATAAAGAATTAATGGATTCCACACTTAGAACTATTAAACATAAAGAGATTATTCGTGACGCTCTTTTCAAAGGAATGGTTGAAGGTGTGGCTTTTTATTATTTCGAGACTTCTAATCGCCCTATTGATAACAAGAAACTTTTAACAGATTACGAAGTTGAAAGTATTACTGAAATCAATGAGGTAAACGCTTTAGGAATAAATGCTGAAATTATCTCTCTTCCGGTTGATTATACACGAATAATTGGGATTAAAAATTCTTCATATGTTTTAGCTTTTAATCTTGATTATTTTGATTTATCTACAGGAGAATCTGTTGAGAGGAAGTTGAAGAAATATCCGCAAGAAATTCGTCAAGCATATGAAAAACGCAAGAATGGCACTTTGCAAGGTGGTAATTGGGTTAAGTTAGATAACACAAAAACTATTGTACATAAAATTCGTTCTAAGCGTAATGAAAAATTTGGCAGACCTTTAGTGTTAGCTGCCATAAACGACATACTTTATAATGATTATTTCATACAGACAAAACGCAATGTTTTGGATGATATTAATAATAAGGTAATATACCAAACATTCCCAGAGGGTAAGGAAAAAGGTAAATCGGCTTTAACCGAAAGACAACAGAAAGATCAGCACGATAAAGTCAAAGGCGCAGTAATGACTAAAAATAATCGTGGTGGCGTCTCTTTCTTCTCTGTTGCTGCCGGAACTAAGCTGAATACTATTGATCCATCCAACACAGATATATTTGATGATAAGTATGAATCAAATATATCCGACAGAATTGCTTTGGGATTAGGTATCGCTGGCTCACTCCTTAATGGTGTGGGTAGCGGTAGTTACTCTGCTCAAATGCAAAACCTTGAACTTATTACAGGGCAAGTTTTTCAATGGATTGAGCAGATACAAGAAGAATTAAATAAATGTATTTCTGCCAATATTATCAAAGATAGTGCAAATTGGGTAGAAGTCAAATATTTAAGAATCACGAATGTAAATAAAAAAGATATGGTTTCCAATGCTAAAGATTTGTATCTACAAGGCAAAGGTAGCTTGTCTCTTTGGGCTGCCGCTTGCGGTATCGAACCGGAAGTTTTCTTTGCTCTTCTTGATGAAGAATTAGAAAATTCGGTTGAAACTAAATACCCTGTACATCAGACAAGCTATACACTGTCAAAAAACAATAATAGTAGTGGAAGACCAACAAGTGATAATCCGTCTGATTCAACAATAGTTTCGAGAAATAATAATGGTAATGACTTACCAGCTCCATCAGACGGTTAGTAAATAAAATGATGATTTTAACAACAGAGACTATACATAGTCTCTTTTATATTGACATCACACGAAAGGCGGTGAGAAACGGAGAATGAAAGTTTTTGAGATTTCCAGTAGAAAGACTAGAAATGGCAAAAGGAAATTTAAGCTGATTCTTCATAAAATATATCCCGACTCTTGTGTGGACGAAGTTAATGAGGTTGGCACTGAATACAACCTTAATGGCATAACCTGGATTCGTGAGTTTTGCGAAAATGCTCTTCCTTCAATTAAAGGTATGAGTTTAAGATGTGAATTTTTAGATGAAGATAGAACAGAATTACACGGTCATGGCTACACCGATAAAGCGGATGGCAATCCTATATTTGAAAACGCTGTTCAAGTTGGAACATTCACCAATGGTTACATTGATGAAGTTGAAGATGAGAACGGTGAGATGATTACTGTTTGTATTGGCGAAGGTGAAATTGATGCTTTATGCTACCACAATTTTGTAGAGAAGTTAGACGCTGATATTGCTAACGGCATCTATCCTAATGGTAGCGTTGAGATACTGCATACCGATGATAACGAATCAATTATATACAAATATGGATACAAAAGTCAGGGTCGTATTCCTATGGATTTCATCTATTCCGGTTATGCCCTTCTCGGCATCACTCCGGCTGATTCAAGTGCCAAACTAATTGAACTTAACGAACATAAGGAGGAATTAGTCGAAATGAATGAAGATCAAGTTAAGGCTGTTGTTGAACAGACTATAAATATGATTTCTGAGCATAATTCCGAAATGGAACAATGCAGACAAGAGTGTGCAGACAAAATAGCAGAAGCTAATGCTGCTGTTGAGACTGCAACGAATGAAAAGAATGAAGTAGAAGCAAGCGTGGCTACTCTTCAA